TCGCAGTGCTGTGGAAAGCATGTCAGGAGTTGACTGCGCGCGTAGCAGCACTGGAAGGGACCAAGCCCTAATGTATCTAGCTAAGACAAGTGGCAACCTGAACCCACGTGGTCAGCAGCCACAGTCTAATTTGCAAGTCAGCACTGTTCGGTCGTTCGAGGGTGGACTGAACATCACTGACACTGACCTGAACATGTCACCGAAGTTCGCTAAGGTGTTGGACAACATCGAGCGTGCCATTGATGGATCGCTGATGGTGCGTCCAGGCACAGCGTTGTTCAGCAACCAGATCAGTGACACGAGTGACATCATCAACTGCTTCTACTTCAACACCTACGTGATCACGGTGCATGCAAGTGGTGCAGTGTTCCGTGTAGCAGGCAATGGCGTTGCCACGCAGATGTTCATCAGTCCTGCGACTACTGGACCGTGGACTGCTGGCAACACTGAGGTGAACTTCACCATCTTCAATAGCGACCTGCTGATCATGAATGGCAAAGACAAGCCATTGATCATTGGTGGCAAGGCTGCCTCACCCAACTACATGGCATTGCAGTTCCTAGTGGACTTGGCCTCACTCACGAATGTGAATGTGCCCATTGGCAAGTATGTGATCGCACATGCGAAGTATACATGCATCGCTGGTGTGCCATCGAACCCAAGCACGCTCTACATCTCTAGCACTGGCACAAGTGGGACATATCCTGGTGATGCTGCACCTAACGACAGTATTGCTCTTGACGTTGGTCCTCGTGTCAGTCTGGGTAGTTCTACGATCACTGGGCTAGTAGCATATCGTGACAAGTTGCTAGTCACGTTCGAGCGTGGTGTGCTGCCTGTCAACCTTGGTGTGTTCACTGGATCACCTGCGATCCACACGCCAACGGATGACGGCTTCATTGAAGAGTTCGGTTGTCTCACGCACCGCTCACTGAGTAGCGTTGGCGACGACGTGTTCTACTGTGACAACGTGGGCGTGAATAGCATCGCGCGCGTGAATGTGTTCAACACACTACGACCAGTGCGTGCTAGTCACCTGATTGATCCACTGATCACCAAGTTGTCGCAGCAACTCACGCAGGCACAGGTCAGTCGCTACGTGTTCGCAGTCTATGACTTGAGGAACTTCCGCTACATCCTGTTCATACCAGTGTTCACTGCGGGTGTGATCACTGAGACCATCGCATTCAGCTTCAGCAACATACCTGCGCTCAAGGTGAGTGCATGGGCACGATTGCGTGGTTGGGTGTGGCAAGCTGCATGTCGCACTGCGTTGCAGAATGTGATATTCGCTAGAGGCAACAAGCTCTACTCGTATGACTTCGATAACACGAGCGTTGGTGCTGATCGGTTGAACGATCCAGCCGTGAACAGCGGCAGTGGCGAACCTATAGCGTTCGAGTGGGAACTGCCATGGGCTGACATGCGTAAGCGCATGGACATCAAGCAGACACGCTACATCGCGTTGGACACGACAGGCGATGCTGAGTTCACATGCCGTGCGTATGTGGACAACATCGTGAACTATCACGGTGCTGATGAGCCAATGCTAGAGATGACATTCATGGGTGGCAACGTTGGGGGCTACGGCAACGTGCCATTCGGTGATGCACCATTCGGTGGTGGTCGTCGTAGCAGTGATGAGCGACTGTTCGCGTGGACTACGAAGTTCAAGCTGATCAAGCTCAGGTTCAGTGGCACGACCAAACGCAAGTTGCGGTTTGTCAGCATCTCGATTGCATACGTGCATGGTGGGATCAGGCGGTAGGGTGCGGATCGAAGCTGTAGATGAGCACAACATCGCACACTGCGTCAACTTGGGTAAGGAGTTGGTTGCACTTGGTTCATTCGGCCAGACAGGACCAGCGTTCGAGTGGGAAGTTGCATTCGCTTCGACATGGGCATCGTGTCGTGATCCTGACTACTACATCCGTGTGGCTGTGGATGAGACAGGAGCGTATTGCGGCTTTGTCGGTGGACATGTCACGCAGTTCTTCTTCTCACGCGCACTCATGGGTGTAGAAGATGCATGGTATGTGCGAGAGGGGACACCGGGGCGAACCAAGATTGCCGTTGTGCTCATGCGTGGCTTCATCAGTTGGTGCTTGGACGTGCGCAGTGCAGTGTTGGTGCAGACTGGTGACATTGCAGCAATTAACAGTCTTGCTGTGGATGCAATCTACAAGCACATGGGCTTCACAAGGTTTGGGACCATCTACAAGTATGCGAGGAAAGTGTGATGTGGACTGAAGGTGGACAGATTGCACACCTCGCATTCGTTGGTGTGCGTGGTGGTGGTGGTAAAGGTGGAGGTGGTGGCTCATCGGCACCAACGGTTGCACCATCGTATGTTGATCCTGTCAACGGTCAGGTGTTCTACTCACCACAGGAGTTGAACGATGAGATCACACAGCGTCAGGCGCAAGAGAAGGCAACGACTGCTACCGATAAGCAAACTGCGACTGACACGAGTGCTGCTGATGAAGCTGCGTTCCAAACACGCAAGGGCACTGCATACAATGATGCACTGGGCGCTGTAACACGAGCGTTCCAACTGCAAGGTGTTGATCCTAACACATACATGCAGAGCGACATCGTGCCTGCACTGACACGACAACAGAACACTATTCAGGACTTGGACCCGAACCCTGCGGCTGCATATCCTGCATCGTTTGGTGACACGTTGCTGGGCAACTTGACCAGTGGCAAGCGGTCACAGGCTACGAGTTCACTCAATAGCCTGTTCACGCCCAACTACGCCAACTCGTTGATCCCAGACACGACAGATGATCCATACATCGACACGATCCTAAGTGAGCAGTTCGATCCACTCAGTTCGCAGTTGCAGAATGCACAGAAGCGTGGCACGCTGACCGATGTTGGCTACAACGCAGCACTCAGCACGTTGGCACAGAAGCGCAGTGCTGCACGTGATACAGTGTCGAGCTTAGGCAGTGGATTGATCACCACTGATCGTGGTGGGATCAATGATCTAATCAGTGGTGCGCGTTCGACTGCATCTGGCATTGGGCTGAATGACACATTCGACCCGAGCACGTATGGCACGCAGGCACAGAACAAGGCCAATGACTACTTGACCAACTTCGGTGGTGCATTGCGCAACGCAGTCGGTGGAACCAAGTTCGCTGACCTCACTGAGTTGATCAATGCAGGTGGTGCAGTGCAAGGTGCGAACAACCCAACTGCTGCGAACCCAGCAGGTGCAGCACCATTCGTTGATCCGAATGACATAACCAACAAGAACCGTGGCCTGGGTAACACAGGAGCCTTCTAGTGATCAGCTTCGCACATGAGGACTTCTCACGAGTGCGACCTGAGTATGCTGCATTCGTGCATCGGTATTGGGACAACACACCTGAGAACGCTGATGAAGAGCCACTTGACTTCAACTGGCAAGTCTACGTGAAGCTCGATGAAGAGAAGATGTTGCACCTGCATGTTGGTAGAGACCAAGGCATGATGGTGTGTGCAGCACTCTACACTGTGATGTATAGCCCCAAGCGTAAGAAGCAGATCATTGCACACTGTGACACGTTTGCAGTTGCACGTGACTACCGTGGTTTGGGCGTTGGCAAGCTGCTCTATGAAGCTGTGGAGCCTGCGCTGATTGCTAAGGGCGTGCATGTGATCCACAACTCGTATCGTGAAGTGTATCACACGAAGCCGTTGTTCGAGAAGTTGGGCTTCGTGTTAGAGGACCGCGTGTATTCAAAGAAGGTAGGATAGCATGGCACTCACTGCTGCTGCCATCATTGGTGCTGTTGGTGCCACTGCGAGTGCTGCATCTAGTATCTACAGCACTGCCACACGTGATCAGTCTGGACCTGCTCGGCAACAACAGATTGCCAATCAGCAGCTAGATGATACACGTCGCAATGATCTGTATCAGCAACTCGTGTCTGCGATGATCAATCAGCGATCGGTTGCTGGGTCACAAGACAGCTTCGGTTCGACGTTGCGATACGATCCTGGTAGCAACACGTGGGTTAGTAAACTTGGTGAGTTGCCACAGGCTGCTGACACGTCTGCAATGCAGGCAACCATTCGACAGAATACAACGCAAGCACGCATGGCGGAGTTGGCGAATGAACAAGCTGCTGTGCGTGCTGCTCGTGCTGGTCCCGCTGCTGACACTGCACAACGCGAGTTGGCGAACTTCAGGCCCATGCAACGTGACCAACTCACAAGCCTGTTGATGAATAGAGGCACGACTGCTGCGAATGAGGTGTTCAGGCCCATGACGCAGGAGACGTTGCGCAACTACACACGCACTGGTGTGAATGCAGGACCAGTGATGAGTGAGTTGGGCAGGACACAGAATGACCAGTTGCGTAAGTCGCTCATGGATGCGCAGATCGCTGGTATGACTGGCACTGACCAAGTGAATGAGTCACGTAGGACTGGCTTGGAGAACGCAGCTACAACTGCAACTGCATTTGCCAACCCAGCGTTCCAAGCAACAGCAGTTGCACCGAGTGCGCAACAGAAGAACCTCGCTGACCTGCTATCTGCTAGATCGTATAGTGCGTCAACGGCACCTGCGTATGGAGCACAAGGCGTGAACGCTGCGAACAAGAACGCGAATGATGCATTCGGTCGTGCATACAGTGCTGCTGGCATTGTGCCATCACAACCCGGTGCTGAGATTGGCAACCAACTCTCGAAACTAGCCACTGACAAGAACTTGCAGAGTGTGGTCGGTAGTCTATTCGATCCGGGTGGCTTCTTCAATCGCATCTCACCAAGCATTAACACGAGCGCGACCAACAGTGCTGAGCAGAACTACTATGACACATACAACGCAGGCAAGACATACACGCAGCCTCAGTTCTGAGGAATAACCAATGCCAGCTTCTTCATCAGGCACGTATGGAACTTACAATCCAGGTGGGATTGATCCGTTCCCAATCGAGTCTACGCTTGCACAGATCGTAGGGACCAACAACCCAGCACAGGCTGGGAACCTGCTCGACACCTATCGGTTGAGCAACACGATCTCGGCAGACAACTATGACTACATGATGAACCAACAGCATGAGTATGCCAAGCAACAACTGGCACAACAGTTGTATGAGAAGGAGCTTGCTGCTGCAACTGAAGGTGTGAAGACACGCGGTGGTCTGAGCGTTGCTGCTGCAATGTCACCGAACATTGCATCGCATATAAGTTCACTCATACCGAGTATCGAAGGTGGACTGACCAATCTACAGAATGCTGACATTGCACTCAAGGGCGGTGGTGCACTAGAGCATCTTGTCAATGCTGGTTATCCAGCAAACAGTGCACAGGCTTCACAGATCACAGGTGGTGTAGCTGGTCCACAGGGTGTGCCACTGAAGATACAAGAGGCTAACATACACGCAGCATCAGCAGCGAACACAGCAGCGGGTGACAAAACATCCGTGCAGATGCCTGCTGATCCTAACTTCCCTGGTGCAGTGATAACTGAGAAGCCACGCAAGGGCGAGACATACCAAGCGTTCAGAGACCGAATGATTGCTGAAAATCGTGTGCCTGGACAAGTGCAATTGCCTAACATCCCAAGCAAGACGACATCCGCTGCACCACCAAACC